AGCCGCCCACGGAGTCAGGGAGCTTGAAGCCGTCAGGGAAGGTGCACCCTCTCAGGTCGAGGTAGCCGCCCACGGAGTCAGGGAGCTTGAAGCCGTCAGGGAAGGTGCACCCTCTCAGGTCGAGGGAGCCGCCCACCGTCAACCCTTCCAGCCATGACAGTTCGGTGTACTCCGCTTTAGTCATTAGCCAGTTTATCCACCCACCATTCGCTTCGTCTGCGACGATCATAATCAATACCGATTCAATGTCACCGCCATCAGGGAAATATTTATTGAACCAGTTCCGGCCTTCGGTACACGCACTTTTTTTGAGCAGCCATTCGTTTGTGATTTTCATTTTGACTTCTCCTTAATATGTAGTAGTTATTTATTACTCATATCCTTGCATGGCCGATCGGTAACTCCAGCAGGGCAACTCCGCGGGCATCCTGGGTGCTCTTCATGAGGCGTGCCGTGGTGGCCGATTTCACCAGTGGATAATTTCGTTTTTAAGATGGTCGGGAATAACTGGCAAATTTTTGCACCCTCTCAGGTCGAGGTAGCCGCCCACGGAGTCAGGGAGCTTGAAGCCGTCAGGGAAGGTGCACCCTCTCAGGTAGAGGTAGCCGCCCACGGAGTCAGGGAGCTTGAAGCCGTCAGGGAAGGTGCACCCGCTCAGGTAGAGGTAGCCGCCCACGGAGTCAGGGAGCTTGAAGCCGTCAGGGAAGGTGCACCCTCTCAGGTCGAGGTAGCCGCCCACGTCCAGACAAACAGAATAGCTCTGCCGATGATAGATAAGTCACTCATGATACCGCCCTCTTGATGTCAGCGCGTCTTTTTTTGTACGATTGCCGTGCCGCAACTTCTTCCAGTTTGAAGAAACAATGGTGAAGCGGATCATGGACGCCGCAAATCAGCATAATATGAAAGCAGATTATCGTTACGTCGCAAGCCTCTTTGATGATGTCGGAGATTATTCCGCTGTCAATGGCCTCGCATAGTTCCCTGACTTCTTCCTGAAGTTTTAGCTTACGAGACGGCAAATCGTCGGAAATGCCGTGGTCATTCACGAACCGGCGTAGATGTAACAGAAATTCAATCTGATTCATTTTTGAACTCCACGCCATGCTTGAAACCATGTTGAAAGCTGGAACGATAATGAAAGCCGATAACCTTGATATTCTCAGGTTCTTCCCCGTGGGTTTCAAGGATTGACTTCACATAATCCCAATGATCGGCGGCAAGCTGTTTAGGATAGCTCATACTCTCTTCCCTCTTTTCATCGGAACATGGCATTCCGGGCAATTATGCGGGTCAATGGTCGGCTCGCTGTGCCAGGTGGTCTGCTCTTTTTTCTTTACCATCTCTTCCTCTGCCGAAAAGTGACCGGCTACTATCAGCGAAAAGGCAAGGGCAAGAAGGGCGAACCAAGGGGCGGTTGATCTATGGCGCATGGGCTGCTCGTCGCTCTGCAACTTTTGTACGCTTCGCCGCCTTTTTCTCAGCTTTCGAGAGCTTCGACTTTCCGTTGAGACGGACAAGAGCTCCACCTTTGCGCTCGTAGATTACGTTATCAAGCGTCAATTCCACGGGCCGTCCATCTTTGAGGTTGGCTTTGCGAGTCAGAAATACCCGTTTGCTTTTCTCGATGATACGACCATCGGAAAGCTTCGTGTGAAGATCGTCAACTTCTTTACTCTGGTCAACCTCGACGTTTCTGACTTCAACGCCTCCATCTACGAGCGGAGCTGGTCCCATTGATTTATCCTCCCATCTGATAATAGTTTTTATAACCAGTCGCGGCACACGGTCTGCGCTCCGCTTGCCGGTGCGCTTTGTCGTTATGATGCTTACCATCTCCCGCCAGATGTTCGCACCGCCTTGATTCGGTCTGCGGGTATTTTTGTCTGATTGCCGTAAGCATCTGACACGATGTACCATCCCATTTCTGCCTTGCCTGTTGTGCAATAACTCCCGCCAGTACGTGACGTTTCGGGGAATACTTCACTTGTGCCGTCCAAGTATTCAATGGTGATTTGCACAAGGCACCTCCTTATCACGGCATTTACGGTGGACAGTCCGCAACTCGCCGGTCCCATAATGCGCCTGCATCACCCTGCTTTGATTGTCCAGAATCGGAAGGTTGCAGAGTGGACAAATTTTGTGCGGTTCAAACATATCTGGATTTCTTCCGTCCATCGTCTTTCCTCCGTGGCTCGAACGCATCATAACCAAACGTTCGAGCCGTTGTACGGCTCAACTCAAGCCGTTATTTCTCGAACAATCCGGATTGCTGCTGCTCTTCAGGAGTACCAAACTTCTCCAATTCTTCCTTCTTGATCGCGTCAAGTTCTTTCTGTGTCATGCCGGTATCGCCAACAAGGGGCTCTGTCTCAACATCGGTGAAAGGGGTTTCTTCAGGCTTGAAGCGGTCAAAAGAGGATGCACCGATCTGCTTTTGCGAAAGGTCAAGCCCTTCATGCTGATTCAAGACTTCGACAGCCTGACTCATTCTGTCTGTTTGCGGCAGAAGTTTGTACGCATGTTTGATAAGCGTTTTCATCGCCATTTCGTCCGGATGGGTACGCCACGGGGTCTTGTCGCTAGTGGTCATGGAAGTTTTCATAGCCTTTTCAATCTTCCACTTCGGCAACGGTTGGGAAATCAGTTTCGTTCCGTCATGGAGGGTGGAGACGGTATATCCGCAAACGAGGTAATCCCAAAACTTCTGAGGTCCGGCGCAAAACTCAGGTGGCGGGTTCATGTTGGGAATGTGCTTCAAGTGGATCTCGCCGTCAAGCTCGTCGTATTCAAAGGTATCGAAGGAATAAGCGAGTCTGGGGGCGATGTGTTTGACGCTTCCGGAGTCCATAGCTATCCCAGCAAGTCCAATATAACTCATATCGAGACAACAGAGCATAACCCCATTCACTTTGCGCGGGACAAGATAAGCCTGCTTTCTAGCCGGGTTCAGCGAAGTTCCGCATAGTGCGACGTTGACAATCGCATTCCTGATTGAGTCCTGCCCGGCTGCGGTCTTCGCTACGCCCTGCAAGTATTCGCTTGCCCTGAGCGTCTGCATGGCAAAGCCGATCTCTCTGAGCCATACATCTTCGCCTAGAACCTTGGCAAACATTTGGTGAGCGGACAGTGCCATTTCTTCAAACTTCGGTCTTTCTACTGGCAGGTTATCAGCCATTTGCATTTCTCCTTTTTTCGGCTAGGTATAACAGGCCGCAATCTATCTGCTCTTGAATATAAGCAAAACTCCAATGCTTCACGAATACCGAGTTGAGAACCTTGGCGCCCATAAATCGGCTTTCGACATAAAATACTGCGCCGGCCATGAGATAAGCGATGCAATCCATGAGATTGTCAATTTTCATGCCCTTCTGGTATTTAGGTGGCGTTGCCATGAATCACCTCTGTTAAATGAATTTGCGGGGGCTTAAACGATACTATGTCAATCTCTCCGCCGTACCTTTTAGGCGTTGTTTTCTGAGTCGGTCACAGGCAGATGCTTAGAGGTCCAGTCAAGGGCAGACTTCCGGCAATAAATGCCGAATTTCTTTTTTCCGAGCTTTAACGGAGATTGACCCGGCAGCATATCAGAAGACCAAACGCTTCCCCTGAAATGCCTTTTTCTAGCCGCTCGTTCTTGCCGCCCTGGATTAATCCTCTTTGTCATGGCCGTTTCCTCTTCCCCGTACTAAATCGTCGCATATCTCTATGCAGCCCCCGCAAAAGGGTTATTTCTTCTGCTCGTCAATCCACGCCTTTACCTTTGTCAAAGCGGCATCAGCGGAAGCGGTATGTTTGCCGGTCCTGAAAAGCTCCTTGCCGCTCTTGTCGATGAAGAGGCCAAGCCAGCCGACAGTTCCGCAGTTCCTGAGAATGATGTCATAATCCTTGCTCAGCGAGTCAAGCCGTTCCTGCTCAAGTCTCAGTCGCTCAGCCTCGGCGTCCCGGTCTTTCTGAGCCTGTTCGTTGGCAAGCCTGATAGTCTCCTGCTCCTTTTCAAATTTTTCCCTTTGCCGGTCACGCTCGGCGGCTTCCGCTTCCTGTTTCTCTCTCGACGCGGCCTGTTCCTTCTCAAAGGCTTCGCGCTCAAGACGAAGTTTCTCCTGTTCGGCCTGAACTTCTTTTTCACGTTCGGCAATGCGTTCTTGTTCTTCGCGTTCACGATCTTGGCGTTCCAACTCTTCCCGCGCAAGTCTTTCTTGACGCTCTGCATCTTCCTTCGCCTTCTGCGCCTCGAACTCTTCCCGCTCTACTCTGAGCCGTTCCGTCTCTTCTTCCTCGGCGGTCTTTGCGGTCAACAGTTCGTTGAGCTTTGTCAGGGCGCCGGACTTTGCCGCTTCCGCTGCATCCTTGAAATCACCGAAGTCATCCCCTATTTCCATCTTCTCAAGGTTGGCAATGCCGATCCTGATTTTATCGGAAGGGAGAAATGCCGCCTCGGATGGCGCACCCTGAATGAGCCTGATTTTCTCCTGAATGGCGGCAATGCGTTCGCGTTCTTTGGCTTTTTTCTCTTCAGCCTCGCGCTCCCGAATGGCTTCAACGTCCTTGATGGACTTGTCTATAGGAGATTCGTATCCTTCAATGGCACTTTCGATCAGCTTCCATTGAGCGTTCCGGTCGTCAATCTTTTGTTTTTCAGGCTTATTCAGTTCAAGCCGTCGCTTGTCGCCGGTAGTCCGAAGCGATACGAGCATTCTCCGCTTCTCTCTGGCATCTTTCTCGCCTGCCGGGGTAGAGCAGTCGATAATCAGGCCGGAAAATTCCTTTTTCAGCAAAGCCAGTGCTTTCTCGGTCTTGTTCTTGTCGGGAATGACAAGCGCGGTTTCGATTACCGCTTGGTCAATTACTTCGGTTCCTTCTTTGGGTGGTAATGCTTCGCCTTCTCCCTTTTTACTCACTTTGCGCCTCCTTGAGTTCAATTCTCAATTCTTCAATATCAGATTCCAGCGTTTCAATCTTTTCCATCGCTTCGCATAACGGGCAATTCCTTGTTTCGTAAACGATTTGACAGCTTGTGCAAATTTCCACGGTGATTCCTCCTTACCATAATTTAATCATGAAATGAATCCCGGCATACAAGAGAAAACAGGTAAACGCAGTACCGGAAAGGATAGCCAAAAGAATGAGTAATTCAACGAGTGTAAAGCCTTTCATGGTGATTCCTCCTGTTGATTGAATGGTTAAACAAGACCTTTCAGGCATCGGGGAATTGCGGCCTGCTTGCCTAACTGGAAAGGTGTCAACTGTCCCGGTGCATTTGACTTTAAGCCCAATATCTGCGCCATGCTCTGAGTTTCAAAGGGAATAGAATACTTTGGAAAATGGTTCGCCTCCCGGCATTCGTGAATTAATCGAACGGTGGTACGAGCAAGATTTTTGCATTTAGTGAAATACTCTCCCCCTCCCCATTCGTCAACTTCATCCCCTATCATCAAGATTTCACATTGCGGGGGATTCCCGAAGTTGAAAGCGATGAAAGCAAAAGCATTCACGTCCAGGTTATTCTTTTCCGCGCCGACGCTGTAATGACCGGCTTGAATGAAATATCTCAACTCTTCAAGCTGGTACGCGAACCGCTCAATTCTGGCGCACTTTTTCAGGTCAACGATAATCCGGTACTGAGGATCAGGAAGGTGGTCAAGCCTCCCTTTGCATGGGATGCCCGTCTCGTCGTCCTCCCAAAAAAGAGAAACTTGCTGTCCTCCGGTACGGAGAATCATCTTCGCCAATGAGTGCTCCACAAAAAGGTAGTCTCTCACGTCGCTAATCGCTTGCATGGTCGGGATGTTCTTGGTGGTCACATAAGGCGGCAGTACAGTTAATTTAAGTACCTGCGCCATATCCTGAAATTCTGAAGCCTTTTGCTTGATGTCTGACTTCCTCAAATCTCCAAAATCAGGCTGGATGATGTAGTGGCGTCTGAACTCTTCAGGGGAAACGAGACAGAAATCATCAACAGCCCCGCCAAGAGCCATGTCAACGGATTGATCTATAGGTTCAAAAGCCTTTGCAGGGCAATCGTGGAACTTTTTGAGCGGTGAGCTTCCAAGTGCTTCGATGGCATGGTACTCTTCCGCCTGAAGATTCTCGACTATTCCTTTTTTTAATGCCTCTTCGATTGTCATTGTTCAATCCTTTCCGGTTGCAAAGACTTCATCTCAATTCCCATTGCCCTGCACATAGCGGCAAGCCTGATGTCTGGAACTTCGTGCTGTCCTTCGGCTTCGATCTGGTAAATCCGGGTGACATTGCAATTCTTGTACTTCGCCGCCTTTGCCAGATTGAACGCATGGACTCCTGCTTTTCTTCGCGCTTCCTTAAACTTCAATCCATCTATTACCATTCTTGCCTCCTGCCATGCGATATAAAACATTTACTAAGCATGGTATAAGCTATTTAAATGCCATTGTCAACATTTATCTGCAAGCCGTAAGGGATCTCCACGAACAGAGCAACGACTTCAATTCCTCCTATCTTTACAGTTTTGCCGTACTGCGTGATTTGCCATATATCCTGGTCGCCTTCAGTTACAAGGATCGCGTATTCAAAAAATGTCGCTATTTCCTTTTTCATGGATGATCCCCTAGACTCTTCAGTAATTCCGTTTCGGCCTCGGCTTCGGTAAGTCCGCAATCTGGGCAATGGTTGTGAAAGGTGAAGGTCTTGCATAAAGCGCAACGGTGTCCTCTTCCCATGATTGACCTCTAAATGAATCTCGGTTGTGAAGCATGGTACTCCGGTATCTCGGAAACAGGCGTAATCTTCGGTTCCAGTGCTTTAATCTCTTCCTTGCTCAGAATGCGCCCTTCATCCTTTTTCAGCCATGCGGTTAACTTCGCGTTAGCCTGGGCCTCGATTTCCCTTTGTGCCGTGTTCAGCCTCGCTTTCTGGTCGTCTGATAGTTCAGGATGATTGTCATACCATGAGGCACAAGGCTTTTCCGGCATAACATAGGCGAAGTGTTCAGCTTCTTGCGCCCTCGCTCTCATTCTCCGGTTGTAATCAGCCTTTGATTCGTTTGCGGCCTCCCTCTTACATTTCTGGCAGATCGTCCGTTGAGGGAGTCTTTCACCTTCGCCGCAACGACTGCATTTCGTGGATTTGACGGTGCACTTGTGCTGCCCCAAACTGGCTAAGTTAGGGAAAATACGATTACAGTCTAAACATTGGCATGACACGGTGATTACCTCCATTTTATTCCCGCTTTCCAATTTTCCGGGTCAAATTAATTCCCGCTTTTTAATTTTCAGATTACCCTATTCCTTCGGTGTCGGGATATGGCATTGCGAACATTCTCTCCACGTTCCGCAAGCGTTTGTGTACTGGTGAAAATCCTGGCATCGGCAATGAGGACATATCCAAAAAGGGGCCGGGGTCAAAAAGATTGTCGAGTCATTTCTAGTTGAAAGTTCATTCTGCATTGCTTATCCTCCCCTTTGGGCTCGTAACATCTCCGCTTGTAGCTCCGGTAGATGATGGTGAAAGGCTCTTTCTTGTTGCAGCAATAACCGGGCTTTCTGTTCTCAATAAATGCGCTGTGCCGGCAGGTTTCGCACGTCATGGGTTCAGACCTCCTCAACACGGAGTGATATTTTCAAATGCCTCTTTCCATGATGCGCCTGATCCGCTTGCAATAGCTGTCTTGAGCACTCCCGCATAAAGGCCGTATTTTGGTGCGTCAAGGCCAGTCGTATTATAATCCCAAAGGGTAACATCGGCGCATACTGACGCGTCCGGGTAAAGCTTTCTCATTTTAGAAAGTGCCTGTTTCTGTGTCATGGGTCAACCTCCTGAATTTTTCCGGTAGTCCTGGGACCGCTCACGCGGTTTCGTCTCGTAACCATGGAGACTCATCAGCCAGGTTTATTCAATTCCTTCCATTGCCTCATAAATGCAGGTGCGGTTGTACTTGGCACCGTCCGGGGTTCTCATGCCTTCGTAGTCCCTTGCCATAATCCGGGCGGCTTTCGCTCTGCCGCATTTCCTGACAAGTCGTACCATTTCATTGTAGCTTCCTTCCTCGTTATTCAGCCACAAAGACACATTCCATGCGTTCCAACTCCGATGACCGTTGTAAGATTTGCTTGCCATGGTAAAGCCTCCTTAAAGTTTGATTAATCGCGTGTAGGGCAAACTACGTGATGAAACTGGCCTTCATTGTCTACCGTTAAATTATCGTTCCCGGTGATCCCGTCAAAACATACTCCGCAAGTTTCGCAAGTCCAGACCGTTTCATAAAGACCTTGCTCGTTAATTTCTTCATGATGTGCCATTGTCCGGCCTCCTTAAAGTAGTATTGCGACGATTAAAACGATGGTGAGCCACAAAGCGCCCTCATGTGCTGCCGCTCTCTCTTCGGCCTCTTCGATAAGGTCTGTTAAATCTCTTTCCGCTCGGATAAAGTCTTGAATGATAAGGTTGACTGTTTTCATGGGGTCGGCTCCTTAAAATCCGCCGTTAAATTTAAGGCTGTATCCAGAGTTGGAAGGCGTTACAGTGAAACAAGCAGTTGAACCTGTGAAGTGTTTAAGAAATTCGGCAAGGGCTTTTTCATCTTCAAAGAATATGGCTATTCGTAAAAACTCGTTGTTGATGCATTAAGGTTGTTCTCTTTCAATAAGGGTCAGCAGTGTTGAAATATCAGTTCCATAGTTCTTTGGTCTCTGGAGACTTTCTGTTGTTAGCATCGGATTTGCGCCGTACTCCATAACACCAGCATGTTCCCAAGAATCTCTACGTTGGAACTTAGGACGGACGATTTTATGAGCACCGGCAGAAAACAAAATCTTGGCTCTGAGGGCTTCAAAAGAGTAGCCCCTGCCACACCTATTAACTACCCGAATCAATCCATTCAGGGACTCGGTGTAGGCGTTGGTAACGGGACTCTCAAAGTAGTTCATGATTTCTGTTTCCCAATTCTTCATAGCCGTCGTGAGGGGCTTGAAGGCTTCCCGAATGGCAGGAGTCAAAGCGCCTTCCCACTTCCAGTAAGCGTGTTTGGCTTCAGGGATGGACATGGACTCGTAGAAGTCAAAGAACCCCTCCTTGGCATGGTACGCATCCCCCAGAGCCGGAAAGTTCTTCGTCCAAGATTCAAGCGTAATCCTGTCCATCGGCAGAAGGTTACCTTCTCGCTTCAGGAGAATGAAGCGGTCGTGCATCAGTCCCCGGCGCTGCTTCTTGGTGAGGTCTTCTCTGATACCTTTACGGATAACCTCAAGACCAAGATTAGCCATTCTCAGAACATGAAACTTGTCGATAACGATGAAGGCTTGGGGCAGGCAGGCATTGACAGCATCACGGTATGGCTGCCACATGTCCATAGTTACGCAACGGACGCTCTGCCGGTTGTTAAGCCTCATCAGATAGTTAGTGACAAGCACCTTGCTCCGGTCTGGAAGAAGGTTGAAAACGGTATTGTTTTCAACATTCGTGAAGACGCAACGGGGCTTTTTGATGATATGGATTTCGTCAATGCCCATCCATTCAGGGGTTTCAAAGACGGTTGTTCTTTCCAGTTCCACAACGTATTCATTGAACACGCCTCTGATAGTGCCCTCAGAAACGCCAATATCACTGGCTATGCTGGTAAAGGTCTTGTTGATGGACTGTTGGCATATCCAGCGGTAAAGGCGGGCGGTCATGCGCTGCCCGTCGATAACATCAGGGAGCCGTTCTGTCAGTGTCTTTCCGCAGTCCCGGCAACGGAAGCGGCGAGCCTTGACATAGATACCTACTCGCTTGCCGTGCATAGGGAGGTCTTTAATCAGTATCTCTTGCCGTCCGCCGCCTACTACGTTCTCAGAACCGCAGGCAAAGCAGGACTCGGAAGGGGACGCGGTTTCAGCGTCCAGGTGATATTCATGGTCGTCTTCTTTGGTGGCAAGGACGTTGTATCGAGGCAGGTTGAGAATGTTTTTCATTTTAGTAACTCCAAGGGAGGGGATAGTAAGGCTACTATCCCCCTTGTATCATGGTATTCGTTAAATTTCCATGAACGCTGCTACATCAGGATGTCCCAAAAATCTACCATCGTGAAAATATGCATATTGAACGATTTTGTGTTTATCGCTACACACCAAGCATCGACAGCTTTGAGAAGGAAGATTATCCCCCCAATATTCGCTATGCCATCCTTTTCGATTATAGGCTACGTGCTCAGGAACAGGCGACCATGCAACGACATTAGGATGACACGCGAATCGGGAGTCATTCCACCAGATTTGCAAACAGCAACTACCGAAAACCTCAATACGTTTTCCTTGTCGCTCTTTAATTACACACCGTTGTCCATTCTCCGGGGTCTTTTTATCAATATCGTAGAATTTCATGGTTCAAGCCTCCTCACATGCAGGGTCACAATCGCCGCAAAGCCCATTGCCGTCAGACCAATCTACGTAAAGTTGACCGCACTTGGAGCATTCATACTGGTTTCTTTCGTTGTAAAAATACGGTGCGTCGTAAGTATTCTCGTGGGTGGCGTAATCTTCGTTTCTCATGGCGTCCCTCCTGTTTGTTGGTTGTCAACGACTTATTACTATTTAACAATAACATTACATAGGGAGCATGTCAACTAGTTTTTACGATTTATAAATAAAATTACAAAGAAGGATAAAAAACATGAATCAACGAGATATTACGAATACCCAAGAATATTGAGCCGTTCATGGTATCCCCTCCTGTCGTTGTGCGCTTCTTGATTAATATAAAGCAAGGCAAATGCCAAAAACATTAAATGATTGCAAATAAATACAAATAACTATTAACTGCCTGTTTATGCGTGTTTACAGGTGAAAAGCAAGCAAATAGAGATTAGGTTAATATGGTAAGGATTAAGCCGAAAAGGGACCAAAAACGTCACATAATTGTGGAAAACTTAACACATATTGCAGTTATAAACATTAAGTTTCAAGCCTGTTATACCTCTATACATGAGTAACACTTTACGCAAGGTGTTTGTCAAAAATGGTCACAGCAAATATCACGAATTGGAGTAATCGTAGCACGATCAAGCCAAACTTGGGCGCGTACCACTGAGCCATGGAAGCTCCTTATCATGTAAGAGTATAACCTTCAGCCTCCAGGGTTTCCCCGTGGGGCGTCTCAAGCTCTCAAGCCTGCCGATCTATCACGGCCAAAGTCGGCGCGTACCATGAAGGTTGTGAAGCTCTCCACAGAGTAGAATATAAAGCCTCGGCCTCTGGTTTTGGTTTCCAAGCTTGCAATCTCTTGGGATTAAGTGTAATAAATGAACCATATCAAGTAAGGGGGAAAGCATGGAAAACACGGACATTGTAGAAGCTACCGATATTCCAACGGAAAGGCACCCAAAAGCGCCAAAATTTACCCCGTTTGACTCCATGATGAAGCTCAAGGAAAAATATCCAAACATCAGCGCAAGGAATCTTGGAAAACTCGTAGGTATCGGTAAATCAGCGGTTTTCGGCATGTTTGAACGGCATGGCGTAGACTTCGCAACAGGTCAAATATCAGACCTTGAAACGTTTAAGTCGAATCGAGCCGATATTCTTGCGTTAAAGCAGATTACTGCCCTCCGTAGCATGACCGATGACAAGCTTAAAAAGGCTTCGGCGCGTGATCTAGCTGTAATTACTGGCATTTTGCACGACCATGAGAGACTGGAAAGAGGGCAAGCGACGGCAAATCTGGACGTTTCCCTCCTGGGCCTCATTGGTCAACTATCAGAGCGCGGATCGCTGCTCACGGCTCAACATGGTGCTGTAATCGAGGCGGAAGCGGTGGTAGTTGAGGCCGTCGAACAGCCGTCAAGTGGTAAGTTGTTGGAATGATTAGCCGTTGAATATCAACTAAGAACATAAGTTGACATTGGAGTTGTGTGTGGCGGATCGCTCCTGCTCTTTCCTCTTCTCTTGGCCGGTTCTCTCTGGCGGTGCCGGCCTTGCCTACCCCTGGGTATACACGTATCGCACTTTTGAACCCCTATGGCTGTCTCTATAAGACCTACATCTACAATTTCCATCTTCTAAAAGAGCCTCTATCAAGGTTTTATCCGTACCCTACCCTGTTGGCTTGGGGGGTGGGGTCTTTCCTTTGGTCTGGATTCCATTTTTCCTAGAATTTTTTTAAAGGGCGTGATTATTTTTCTTGACTTCTTTATAATGATAACTATAATGACAACGAGAATAACGATGATTACAACGAGGAGGAATGAAATGGAACATGAATGCAAAAGATGTGGTCACAAATGGGAGTCTCGGGTTGAGAAGCCTCAGTGTTGCCCTAGGTGCAAAAGCTACGTGTACATGAAGGAGGATACTCGCAATGGGAAAGCGTGATTGGGGTCAGTCGGAGCATAAGCCGGGAGTCGAGGTAGTAGTAGAACCTGTAGAGGGTGCGCCGGTTTTGGTGGCGAAGGCTCAGGGTGTGGTATCAAAAGATAGGTGGCCGATATGCGAAGAATGCGGCAAGGAAATCTGGCATGAAATGAATAAGGAATATTACCATACGCTGAAATGCTCGAAGTCAAACGGGATCGGGTATTACGAGGGCGAGCGGCTTGGAGTGCCGGGGAATAAGATGCAGTCTGTAGCCCAGAAGTAGCTGAAAAATTTTTTGCTTCAATCTTGGTTTTAAGGAGGGCGCGAGTGACGCCACGGCAGCAAGTTCAATCAGCGAATCATCCAGCGAAGGGCGACATTATCACAGCCGAACCTCTGAGGACGTTTGAACAGGTGGCAGAAGTCAAGGAATACCTGTCGCGTCATTCGCTGCGGGATCTGGCATTGTTGACTCTCGGCATCAATACAAACCTCAGAGCCTCGGATATTATCAGACTGACGGTAAGCGACGTTCAAGGCAACGAGCTCCTTATCAGGGAGAAAAAAACGGGCAAGATTCGGCGTATTCCGATCAATGCGGCTGTGAAAAAGGCGCTGGTCAGGCTTCCATTGGCCGATCCTTCGGCGCCATTGTTCCCGTCTCGGAAGGGTTCGGGTTTTCTGACGGTGCCGGCAGTCTCAAGGCTGGTCAAAAAGTGGTGCGAAGATTGCGGTTTTAAGGGGGATTTCTCTTCACATACCCTGCGAAAGACCTGGGCCTTCTTTCAGTATTACCATTTCAAAACCGATTTGGCGGAAATCTCGAATGAGTTGAATCATTCTTCGCTTAAAATGACATACAAATACTTGGGGATCACGCCGAAGTCGGTAGAAGCGATGTATGCGCGAGAAATCTAATCCCCCGCCCTGCTGCGGGAAACATGGAGGTGGAATTGTGAGCGATGAAGCGAGCATTATCATTAATGGAGCGAAATTAACCGAAGCTGAATCAATGACATTGCGGGTCGCTTTTTAAAGCAGTCTAGCTCTCCCCCTGCGGGGAGGCCGAATGAAAAGGGAGGAAAGGGATGGTAGATAGATTTTGGGAGCCAGTAGCGGAGCTTGAATATATGGTATTGGACGCGGATAGCGAACCGATGAAAGATGACCCGGACGCGCCACAGGAATATGGTTGCGTCGTTATCGGATTTGATCTTTCCGACAGTGAGGGATGCCGGTCAATCCTCACTGTTACCGCAGATAACGACAGAAAGGCGGATGAAGAGTTTGCCATCAACATAATCCGAGGATTACAAGCGTTGGATGATTAAATAGCCCTGCGGGGAGGATGGACGCGCTATCAAGACTTAATTCGGCGGCAGGTAAAAGGCACAAGGAGAACTCCTTCAAGCCTGGGTAATTTTGTGACCGGGGAATGATCCGACTGACGGCACGAAGTCAGCGGATAAGCGCCGAACATTCCTCCCGCCATTTTTTTAAAGGAAAATATCATGCGCCAAGTGACCATACAATTACCGGAAGAGGTCTTTCTATTTATCGAAGTACGCGCAGCCATTGACGATCTGAAAGCGGAGCAGGGCATCGAGGATCTTCTGACCGAGCTCTGCTATCAGTCGCCAAAATTTATACCAAAGATTGTCGCAAATAAGTGTTGACAAAGGGCAGACTTTAGTTTAGAGATGTTCGTACAAAACAGAATAACAAGACGGTGTACGAGACCGTGTTAAAGTTGGTCTTGGAGATTTCGGTCTCCTGCCACCTGAAAGCCCCTTCGCAGCTCGTACCTGTGGGGGGGCTTTCTTGTATTTTAAGCCAATAGCGAAAGAGGGAAGTATGATGAGGAAATCAACCGAAAAAAAGATTGAGGATGCTTTTAAACTCTTAACTAAACATGGCATCTGTTGTTGTGTACCCGGCTGGTATGATGTTACTTCAAAGGAAATGGCAGTCCTCTATGCGAAAGACCGTCACGCTTTTTATCGTCGCGTCCAAGGGGAATAAATCATGGCACGACCAAAAAAAGCTACAGTTGATTATTTTCCCCATGTTACAGAACATAGAAAGACGATGTTTATACTTGAAACCAAATGGGGCAACGATGGGTACGCCTCATGGTTTAAGATTTTAGAAAAGTTGGGTTCATCGGATGGTCATTTTCTGGATTGTCGAGAAGAAATATCATTAACCTACCTTGCAGCATATTGTCGCGTCTCTGAAGAAATACTCACCAAAATAATTGATACCCTTGCTTATCTTAATGCGATTGACCGGAATTTATGGCGACAGAAAGTCATTTTCTGCCAGCGGTTTATAGATGGAGTGAAGGATGCGTACCGTAAAAGACTGGATAATTTCCCAACACGTGAAAAGGTATTTGCTGTATTAAGTCTGTCAGTAATAGAGTTTCCGGCGGAAGAAACTCAGTTAGAAGGGGTTTCCGACGCCGGAAGTACGGAAAGGGAAAGGGAAAGGGAAAGGGAAATAAAAGAAAAGCTTAAAACCTCTTCATCATCTGTCGATGATGTTTTCCTGAAATTCTGGTTAATCTATCCTCGTAAGGTCGGAAAGGGCGATGCCGAAAAAGCATGGAAGAAAATATCTAAACCAGTTGAGACTTTTGCACTAATTGAGGCCGCGCTGAAATGGCAGAAAGAATCTATCGAATGGCGAAAAGAAAATGGTGCATTTATTCCTCACCCCTCAACTTATTTGAATCAGCGAAGGTGGGAAGATGAAAGCGGTAGCGTATCAGCGCCAACTCGAAAGCTGGAAGTGGCATTATGAGCAAAACATGGTCAGAGTTCGGCATAGAAGTTAAACCGGGGGCTTCAGGCAATTACGCTACGACATGCCCTCAATGTTCACCTCATCGCAAAAACTCCAAAGCAAAATGCCTATCGGTGAATATCGAAGAAGAAATCTGGAATTGTCACCATTGCTCTTGGTCGGGAACGCTCAAAAAAGGCACGGATCGCAAGTCAAATCCTTGGGAGTGGACGCCCAAAGTTTTCAAGAAACCGGCCTATGTTGTCAAACCTCCAAGTAATCCGATGATAGAGTGGTTTAAAAAGCGTGGTATTCCTGCCGAGGTTGTCACCAGAAACAAAATTATGGTGTCAAGGGTATGGATGCCTCAGATTGAGGGTGAAACCGATTGTATGCAGTTTCCGTTCATCAGAAACGGTGAAGTGATAAATATCAAGAGTCGAGACGGCAATAAGAACTTCCGGCAAGAGGCAGGGGCGGAAAGAATTTTCTACGGTATGGACGATGTATCCGGCTCGGTTGCGATAATAGTCGAAGGGGAAATAGACAAGTTATCGTGCGAAACTGCTGGTTATCCTTATTCGGTTTCCGTTCCGGACGGGGCTCCATCTCCAAAGGCGAAGGATTACACAAGCAAGTTTGAATTTCTGGAAAACTGCGAAGAGTGGCTGCAAAAGTTAGACAAGATTATCTTGGCGGTGGATACCGACGAACCGGGCAAGAAACTGGAAGAGGAACTGGCGCGAAGGCTGGGCCGGGAAAAATGCTGGCGCGTCCAATGGCCGGAAGATTGTAAGGATGCCAATGAAGTTTTAGTAAAGCACGGCAAGGAAGTTTTAGCGTCTTGTCTTGAATCCGCAAGACCGTATCCGGTGGCCGGTGTTTTCGATATTTCGGATATTTCAGATCAGATCGACCAGTATTATCACGATGGGGCGCCGGGTGGCGATAAAGTTGGGTGGCCCTGCATGGAAAGTCTTTATTCCGTGAGAACAGGGGAGTGGACATTAATCACCGGGATACCGGGGCATGGCAAGTCGGAATTTCTCGACGCGATGATGGTCAATTTGGCTTTCAATTACGGTTGGACATTCGCGGTATTTAGCCCAGAAAATCAGCCGCTTCAGCAACACAGTGCGAAACTGGCGGAAAAATACATTGGCAAGCCGTTTAATCGTGGAGTCACGGAACGAATGAGCCTAGCCGAACTCTATGACGCAAAAAAATGGATGAGCGACAAATTCACGTTCATTTTACCCGATAGCGACGAGTTGACGGTTAATGCGGTACTGCTCAAGGCAAAGACGGCCATTCTCAGGAAGGGCGTCAAGGGGATAGTGATAGATCCGTGGAACGAACTGGATCATCAACGTCCTGCCGGCTTATCGGAAACAGAGTATATATCACGGTGCCTGACTACAATCAGAAGGTTTGCGCGAGAACACAACGTTCATATCTGGCTTGTCGCTCACCCGGCAAAACTTCAAAAGGATAGACTGACAGGCAAATATCCGGTGCCGACACCCTACGATGTTTCCGGTTCAGCGAACTGGCGGAATAAGGCCGATAATGCCATTACTGTTTTCAGGGAATTTATCGAAGGCGACAAGCGGGTACAAATCCATGTGCAGAAAATACGGTTTAAAAATATCGGAAGAACTGGCGTTACAGAACTTGAATACAACTACGTGACCGGCAGATACACCGACCCTGGCGACACTAGCAAAGAGAAACATTACACCGAAGAGTCGATGGACATGCCCTTTTAGGAGGAATTATGCAAGACCTTATCGCCAAACTGGAAGAGATTAAGCAAGCGATTTTGGAACAGCCTTTCACTCCTGAGCGGTCAATTCAGGTAGACAGACTGGATGCCGTTCTTGACTGGCTTCGGGAACTTGACGGCAAAGGGTAGGAAAAAAGCAGAAGAGATTGATGAACCGTTTTAGCCACAGCGCATTAACCGAGGGAGGGGAGATGAAACAGACGAGGCGACATAGCTTCATTGAGAGCTGCACAAACGTATTAATCGGGTATTTCGTGGCACTGGCAAGCCAACTTGCAATCTTTCCGCTGTTCGGGATTCATGTTGCCTTCCGTGACAATATCCTGATCGGCTTGTATTTCACGGCAATATCAATTCTGTGGAGCTATGCTTTGCGCCGGTACTTTACGGCAAGGCGGGCAAATGCATAAGGTGGTGATTGGAAATGCCGAATTGTACCACGCTGACTGCCTGGACGTGCTGCCAAACCTGCCGCAGGCCTGCCTTGTGATTGCTGACCCGCCCTATGGCATTGGAGAGAGCAACGCAAAGGCCGCAAGCCGGGGGAAACTGGCGGCACCCATTGACTACGGAAGTTTCGACTGGGACAAGCAACCCGCAAGCCCTGAACAAATAGCGGCCACAATAGCTGCGGGGAAGCATTGCATCATCTGGGGCGGCAACTACTTTGATCTGCCGCCGCAGCCGGGTTGGCTTACGTGGGACAAGATGAACGGCGGCAATGATTTTGCAGATTGCGAGCTGGCATGGTCAAACCTACCGATTGCCGCCCGCCTATTCCGACACATGTGGAACGGGATGCTCCGGGACTCTGAGCGGAATGAGCCACGGGTACACCCGACACAGAAGCCGATTGCTTTGATGAAATGGTGCATCACGAAGCGAAAAGAGATGCCGAAGTTGATAGTTGACCCCTTCGCGGGCTCCGGCCCCGTTGGTGTCGCCTGCATGGATATGGGGATCAAGTACATCGGCATTGAGAAGATGAAGCGAAATTTCGACATACTTTGTGAACGGATAGACCGCGCACAGCAACAGTTCAAATTAGCACTATAACAGTTCAAGTTGACGGGCGGGGTTCGTCCCCGTCCAACGTTTTGGTTATGGTGCGGAGGTGCCACGAAGATGAAAATCGGAAAACGAGAATTGAGCCACCAAGCAAAAGAGGCGGCATCGGCGTTAATAGCTGCGATGGACTTGGAACAACTTTATGGTAGTGATGTTGTTGTTGACGCAGATCAGGAAACATTGCGGGACATGGAAACTATTCAACGAGAGTTAGTTAAACGGATAGCGCCATAACGATCAAGCGTCAGCAGCCGGGCTTTTCCCGCCTGCTGCACAGCGCTTGTTATGCGAGGTTTTGAATGGGCCGCGACTATAAAGAAATTCCCTGCCCAAAGTGCGGGAGCAAGAACGTTGAGCAGACCAATACTGCTGCCTATATTGGCCCAGCCTCCAAACTGAAACTTTTTACCGACTGCCACTGCTACGGATGTAATCATAACTGGAGGGCGTAATGCCGGATTTTATCAACGCTGCATTTGAGTTTGTCGCCGCTTTCATGCTGGCTCGAAATTGCTGGTTCACCTACAAGGCCAAGAAAACGGAGGGGATCAACTACACCCTGTTTCCGCAAGAGGCCGCGAAATTCGCCCGAAAGCGGGGAGTTGATAAGGTGTCGGAATACCTGATTACTAAAGCCGACGTGTGCGCCATCTTTCTGCGCCGTGGCGAGTTTGAGGTTTTGGTTTTGGACAGGACGAAAGCTGAACTTATCCGAGAGATACCCGTTGTGGTGTCCTCATAACGGCTTGAGCTGTGCGGCGAGCGCAGCGAAGGCCAAACCTGCACGTTGTTATAGTGCGAATGGAGGATTTTATGGACACAAATACATTTATCAGTGACTGCGGGAAATACATTGCAATCAGATATGACCAGTTCTGTAATTTCGATGTACTGGCAGTGGACGGGAGTTGTGTGTGGCTGACCCCGAGATATAGACCGAAAACACATACTGACGATGATCCCAGATTTGTATTCCCTGAATTTGCTCACATGGTCGGCGGGTTTTCCAACAACGGCAGGACAACTAGATCAGGCCGTTATATCGAAGATTTTGAATTGTCGTTTTCTGACCATGACCAAACAATAAAAACTGATCCATTCACCGGCAACACTGTAATTCAGAGTTACTCCGCTCGATTTCGGAGGCCGGTGAAACTGGCACGCAGCCGCAGAGCACTATAACGGCTGGCGCTTGACCTGCCGGGCGGTTTTTGCCCGGTCTGGTCCGGGCGCTGGTTGTAACGCGATTGAGGTAATGATGGAATCTGTGACGATTGGCAAAGCAACTCTCTTCCTCTGTGACAACATGGAGGGAATGCGGGGAATGGCTGACAAGGCTTTTGACTTGGCAATCGTTGACCCTCCGTATGGAATCGACTTTGGGCAAGCTCAGAAAGGCAAGTGGGTATCGTCGCGGATGGCAAAGAAAGACTGGGACAAAGAGCCGCCGCCACCTGAATATTTTGCCGAACTTCGGAGGGTGTCCCGGAATCAGGTCATCTGGGGCGGTAACTATTTCCCGCTCCCGCCTACCCGCTGCTTTGCCATTTGGAACAAGGGGGCGGGCTTCAAGGATCGGAGCTATGCGGAGTGTGAACAGGCATGGACCAGCTTTGACGCCAACGCCAAGATTTACACCCGTGATCCGCTGGCCTGCGGTGACTACAAGGGCAAGATTCACCCGACACAGAAGCCCGTACCGCTGTATCTAGCCTATCGGTTAATGTGTTGAAAGCCGCTAACTACCTGAATTTATGTCATTAGCGGCTTTCTGTTTAGTCCCTGTTTTTGATGATGATTTTGTTTTTCAACACCTTAACCGACCGGCTTGCCGCTGTATGCCTGGCTTCTCTTGAATTTTGCCAAACGGGGGCAGGTGATTCTTGATACACATCTGGGTAGCGGGAGTAGCGTTATTGCCTGTCTGGAGGCAGGATTTAGCGTAACAGCCTATGAGATTGACCCGGATTATTTCTGGCCGGCGTGCGAACGGATAGAACGGGCCATGCAACAACTTTCACTTTTCCTAGGACAATCTCTGCCCGAGGAAAAACCAGAACAGATGGCACTAGCATTAGGTTGCTAAGGGAGTTTTTATGCAGGCTGTAATTGTTGGCACAGCGATAATTTTAGCAGGATTTGCAATTAAGGACGGTTTGAAGGCTATTGCAGAGGCAATCACTAAAAGTACAAGGGTGGCGTAATTGTCCTGGCACCCAACAAAAACACAGAGCGTTACCATATGGTGTGCCACGTGCGGAAAATATGTCACGAAATCGCGCATTGACGGCAAATGCCCATTTTGCAGGCCACCGAAAAAAACCTGAGCGTTACAACTTATGATTATGACGGATTTTAAGGGGGATAGGATGGATAACCCAGTATTTACACTCGTTGGTTGGTCGAAGCGGAAGGATAGTATGCTCGGCGCATGCACGTTCACTGTGAAATTGGACGCCAGGTTTGCTGAAAAGGCCCGGCGGCTCAAATTCGCGAATGAGCAGCGATTCGAGGAACGCATTCGGGCGCTTGTTGATTACAAATATGCCCGTGCGACATTTTTGGACGGGACCTGTTTTCTCCGGTCGATGTCTGTTGAAGGGAACTGCGCCTGTCTTGGGATGAGTGGGAATCTGATTGACGCTGATTGGACCGACATGGATGTAATCTGCTATGACGGTCATAACGTGGACTCCAAAGCGCAGGCATACGACCTGCTGGCAATATTTAATTACTGGGTAGAGACGGTGGACGCTCTATCGTCATAACGGAGGGGCGATTCTGCCGCCAAGCTCTCCCCCGAAGGAAATCACTATGATGACGACAACCTTGCTTGACACTGAAATAATGGTGGGTACGCCGGCAGAATGCAACGAGGCGTACAACAAGCGCCCGGAACTCAGAGGCAGATTATTCACCGAAGCTGAAAGCGGCTTGATGCTCCTTTTGAATCCGGGGAACATAGCGCGAATCCTGAAGGACAAGCAGGATAATCACCGGCTGGTGGTTACGAAGGACTATCTGAAGGGGCTGGGTCTATAACGGGGGCGTTATGATATTTCTTGCCATAAATTACGGTTGTTATGAGGGTTGGGAGTTGAAAGAATATGCTTCTGCCGAAGAAGCAATAGCTGCTGTAAAATCAGGCGAAACACATGGTATTGAATGGAAAATACTCAAAGAATTGACGATATCCGTTGATGAAGGATGCGACAAATGAGAATCTGCCCTCGCTGCGGCCAGCCCGCCCATACGTTCTACTGCCCCGCTTGCGTGAAGGAATTACGCCGGCCACCGTTCCATAATATGAAGCGAAGTGGAAATTACTGGAACAATCAAGACATGCCAAGCAGGTTTTAAATGCTTGACATAGGTGCGAAATTCGGGGATAAACCGTGATTATGAATGATTCTGAATGTTGGATAGCCGAAAGAGCCGCAATCATCTGGGCTGACCATCAAGAGCTTTCGCGGGAAGAATGCGAGAAGAGGGCGCAGGCAATGTGGGATAAATGGAGCAGGCAATGAATGCGGAGAGCATAGGCGTTAAAATTTCGCCGGAATTGTTGCTGGAATACGGGATCACTCCTGAGATTATGAAGGAAAAGCGGGGTCTACTTCCGCCCGGCGCCAAGAAGATTACCGACGAACAGTTGGCCTATGTCCTGTTGATGGGTAAGCGATGGTTCCGCCTCTGTAACATCTACAAAATTAAAAATGATGAAGGTCATATCGAAGTATTCCGCCCAAATCCGCAACAGAAGTACCTTTTCGATAATACTCACTATCTCAACCTGATTCTCAAGTCCCGGCAGCATGGCGTGACGACTTTCCTCTGCATCCTGTTTCTGGACATCTGTATGTTTCAGGATAACGTGACCTGTGGGATTATCGCTCAGACGGAAGGGTATGCGCGATTTTTCTTCGATTCTAAAGTCAAGTTTGCTTATGACAACCTCCCTCCTGAGATTAAAGCGGAACGAAAATTGATTTCAGACCGCAACGATTTAATGAAATTTTCCAGTGGCTCAACATTTTACGTCGATTGTTCAATGCGCTCTGGAACATTGAACTATTTGCATGTCTCGGAGTTCGGGGAGGTCTGCGCGACCAGACCCGACAAGGCTCAAGAGATCGTTGCGGGTGCCTTGAACACTGTCGCCGTTGGTCAGTTCGTCTTTATCGAAGCAACTGGAAAGGGTAGTGACGGGTACTTTTACGATTATTGTCAGGAGTCGATGAAACTCGCCATGACGCATACGAAATTGAATGCCTTGCAGTTTAAGTTCTTCTTTCTTGGCTGGTACTGCAAGCATAGCAACGTCTTGCCGGCTGATTCGGTCGTGTTGACGAAAGAAGATGAAGAATATTTTGCGGAGATCGAACCGAAAATCAGGGAGCTTTCTAATGCCGGGATAATCATGCCGATGCCTGACGGGAAACTGAGTCCTGAACAAAAGGCGTGGTACGCGCAAAAGAAACAACAGCAAAAAGACAATATGCTGAGTGAGTTTCCTGCCACTCCGGAAGAGGCATTCAAGAATACCGCAGAAGGGTGCTACTACCGGGTGCAATTTACATTTCTCAGGAGCCAGAAGGAAAGCCGGATATGCCGCGTATCATACGAGCCCGGATTCCCGGTCAACACTGGATTCGACTTCGGGCTTGACGACTATACCGCGATTTGGTTCCATCAGAAGATCCGTTCAGAAAATAGGCTGATTCATTATTTCGAGGATTACGGGGAAGGTCTGGAATATTACGTCCAGTACATGCAGAATCTCGGTTATCACGTATGGGGAACGCATTACTTACCTCATGATGGTGGTACGCGCCGGCAGAACGCCCAGATCGAGTCTTATCAGTCCATGCTTGGCGATTTAGGGCTGAGAAACATCATTGTCGTGCCGCGTACTCAAAACATTCTGACTTCGATTCAAGAGGTCAGGAACTTCCTTCCGACCTGCTGGATTGACGAAGTGAACTGCGCTCCTGGAATAAAAGCCCTTGAGAACTTCAGGAAAGATTACAACGACCGCATGGGGAAATGGAAGGATACACCTCGGCACGATGAAAACAGTCACGGTGAGGCGGCAATGCGCTCGCTTGCATGTGGATTGTCGATGATGGCGGGGCGTGGTAACAAGTCAGGGAAGTTCATCAAGGAACGAAAAAAACCAGATATGAGCGCATTTGGAGGCAACAATGGACGCAGATAAACGAGGCAAGCCGGGATACGAGAGGGTCAACTATACCGATGAAGATGTCAGGTATCTCAACGAGTTTTCCAATGAAGTCGGCAAAAGGTTGAGCGCAAGGCTGCAACTTGTCTCGTTGGAATTGCGCGGGATCGGGACGCATCGGGTTTCAGATGGTCAGTATATCCTTTTCGCGGTAGTCAATCGACCGGCGACAGGAGAACAAATCAAGCTGGAAAAGAAGATGGTCATGGAACTCGGCAAGGTTAATCAGGAAGTTATTGCGCCGTTTGTGGCCGATATTACTAATGAGCTTCTTGATTATTATTTCAAGATGCCGGAAGCGTCAATTATTGTGTAGCACAACCAAAAGGAGGGTAACGATGATCGCACAATCCGACCTCGACAACAGATTCAGGTATCATGCGCCAAAGCCCGGTCAACCGGAGAAGTACACGGCCATTCGTGACAAGGCCAAAGAGTTAGCGGAACTTGTCAACGAGCTTTGCCCTGACAGCCGTGAGAAGTCACTTGCTATCACCAATTTGGAAGAGTGTTCCATGTGGGCAAACGCTTCCATAGCAAGAAACGAGTAGTCTACCCAAAAAAAGGAGATAACATCATGAGAAGTCAATCAGAGATTCAAGCAGAACTGGATGCAGTAACCGCCGAAGATTTGGCCGACGAAGCGAGAATTGTTGAGCTCAATACGGAACTGGCCGAAGTGGTAGCCTACGATGCTGGTCCGGGCAATGTCAGTGCTGGGCCTGTCGAAGAGACTCCCGCGATTGAGACGGCGGCAACAAGTCCTGACACAGCGATTGTTGACATTAATGATGAAGAAGCTCCCGCTCCTGATGCCGTTGTCGAGGCCGCAAGCCCTGCCGCCGATGCCCCGGCTCAACCGGCCACTGTCGAACCTGCGAGTGCCGCTCCTACCGATGCCGCGCCGTTGCCTGGAACCCCGGCTCCTGCCGAAGCATCTCAGGACATTGCCACGGCTCCCCCTGTTGATGCCCCTGCTCCTGAAGCTGGCGCGGTTGATGCTCCTGCACCGGATGCTGATCCCGTTGCCGCTCCTGCCGATACTCCCCCCGCCATTACCGCCGACGACGTTCTGGCTCTGGAAGAGGATGCTGTAAAAGCTGATTTTAACCTCCTGAAAACGGAAGTGCTGGCACTCGGCAAGAAGGTTTATGGGGAAGCTGTGACCATCGAAGACGGCGTGAGGGCGTTCGCGCTGAAGATCGGTGGAGAGGTCAAGCATGTTTTTAATTATTAATGCTTAAAAAAATGTCTTGACAGTTAATGTGTAACATGAGATGCCCTTATGAAAGTGAGGGCATCTTTTTAATGGGAAACTTGCATGACGACATGGCGCAATTCATGAGAAAATGCAATCACCTGAAAGTCCCTTTTCATATTCAACGACCGACCGGATTTGAGATAGAGAAATTCCGTCTCTTCAAGTGCGAGACATGCCAAAGGTGGTTTCAATATGCCACGACCTGAACCGCTGAACAAAGAAGAGAAGAATTTGCTTGCTTCTTTGTTGAAAAGGCTTAATATTATGCCCAGCCGACAAGGGCAAGTCGTTATTCATGTGACTGCCGAATTGACGATAGGCAGACTTCAGATACAGACAGATTACTAGATTCGGGGCTGCGTCCGGTAGATTCAACTCACCGTGACGAAGCTGGACGCGGACCTGGATTCCAAAATTAAACAGTAACCCCGTACTTTCAATCCGTCTGTTCGGGCGTAAATTGAAGCCGGAATCTGACATCATAGCGATGTTGATTCCGGCTTTTTTCGTTTCAGGAGCAAAGATGTCAGGACCGGCTAAATTCATACCCGCTGATGAAGTCTTCAGGCAGAAAGACGCCGCTATTCTTGCCGAACGTGAGTTGGCAGAAGCCGCTCCGCAAAGTCTTGCTCAGTACGCCCGGAGTATTTTCGATGCCAACAAACGGGCGAAACTGGACGTTGAAGAAGACCTTATCAGTCTGAGACGAAGGCTGGCCGGCGAATATCCTCCTGACTTGCTCGCGGCTCTGAAGTCTGCGGGTATGCCTGCAATCTTCTGGAGACTTTGTTCAAGAAAGTCAAGAGACGTTTCCGGGTGGCTGGGAGAGGTCTATAACCAGTTTCAAGAGCGAACATGGGACGTTATACCGAGTAAAGTTCCTGAATTGAGCGACAAGCATTTACAGGATATTCAAGTGACGGTCGAAAGCACGGCCATGATGCTGCCTGACGCGCAACAGATGCTTGCTCAGTCTCAACAGACCGGTCAGCCTGTCCCTTACGAAGCCCTCAAGTCGGTAGTGGAGAAGTATCACGACCAGATCAAATCCGACATCGAAAGCAAGATTGCCAACAAAGAAGAAATCCGCTGTACCGATATGGAATCCAAAATTGACGAGATTCTTCAGGAAGGCGGTTATTATGAAGCCCTCCGCGAGTGCATCAACGACATTTCCGAGTTGAAAGCCTGTTGCATGAAAGGGCCGATACTGCGTAAGGAAAAGGTAGAAATCGGTTTTGACGATGAAGGCAACGCCACGCTTGAGGATAAGCTGATTCGTAGATTCTACCGCGTCTCCCCCTTTGACGCTTTTCCGAGTGCCGGGGCGCGAAACTGGCAGGATGGCCCGTTTGTGGAAGTGGAGCATTACAAGCCGGTAGACCTTCAGAAGATGATCGGCAACAAAGGGTATAAGGATGACGTAATTAAGGAGATTCTGCGGAAGTACGGCAGGAATGGTCATTCCGAGACAACCCAGACTTCACCGCAACGCTACGCCCTTGAAAAGCAAACCAGTGTCGGCTATTCGGACGCTCAGTCTGAGACGATTGATTCTCTGGACGTTTGGGCGCCGATACCCGGTCAGATGCTTCTCGATTGGGGCATGAGCAAAGACAAGGTTCCCGACCCAGACATATCGTATCCCTGCAACATCAAAGTCGTGGGTAATGATGTTTGGAGGGCGGTTATCAATCCCGACCCTCTTGGTGAGATTCCCTATGACGGTACGAGCTTCTTAAAGTCAAATGATTCAGTCTGGGGTGTCGCTCCTGCCGAACTCGGCGCGGAAATCGAAGATCACTGTCTGAACATCATCCGGCATTTGAACCGGAACATCTCCGAGTCAGCCGGCCCGATGGCGGAAGTCAATGAAGACCGACTTGCTGAAGACGAGACTCCCGACAGGTGGCCGGGTAAGACGTGGGTAACGACGTCACGCGGGATGAATGAGGGTAAGGCGGTTCAGTACATCCAGGCAAATCTTCTCGGTTCTGAATTATGGAAGCTGTACGAAAAAGCGAAGTTGGAACTTGACGCGATTATCGTCCCTTCTTTCGGTCAGGGATCTTCCTTGACTCAGGGCGGGGGAAGAACCGCTTCAGGGCTGGCAATGATTGCCTCGGCTGAGTCCCGAAATCTTAAAGTCGTGGTCGCCAATGTCGATCTTGACATTCAAATCAACAAGGTTAAACGAGTCTTCCGGTCGATCATGATGTTTGACGATATGGAAGGCAAGGCCGGGCTCAAGCTTGTCGCACGGGGCATCACGTCGCAGTTGATTAAGGAAAACGTCATAGCGCGGCAGATGGAGTACATCAAGGGCGCTCAAGGTCAGATAGGCATGGCGATTCACGGTCTGAAAGGCTTGGCTTATATGAGCAAGGACATTATCAAGTCCTTTGGTTGGGACGTAAGGCAGGCTATTCCGAATTACGACAAGATTGAAGGTCTGGTAGAGTCTTTGACGCCTCCAAGTCCACAACAGATAGGGCAAGCCGGGGCGGAAAGTGCCATGACTCCCAAGCCTGCGGCAACGGATACCAGTGGTAAGCCGATGGCGGATTATCATGCTTAAAATCAAGAATAATGGATTATCGGATGGCAGGTACACCGATCAAGACGGTTACTATTATTCCGTGACTCGGCTGATTGAGCATTCCAAAGGTCTGCCGATTTTTGAAATACCTCTTGCTGGCATCTTTATTGGCGAAAAGGTCTTTCCCGAATCCAGAACCGCAAGAGACATTGCAGAGCATGTCAAAAGGGTAAACGAGACTTCGCTGGAATACCCGATATTGCTCGATCCGAACGGCTTCATTATGGATGGCTGGCATAGAGTTGTGAAAGCTCTCGTCACCGGTGAGAAAACCATCAAGGCGGTAAGGTTCAAAGAACTGCCGACATACGATGGTAAGAGAGAGGACTGATGACCGTCAACGACGCGATTGTACATTTACAGCAACAATCTCCTGATGAATTTCAGGTTTTGACTGATTATTTTGATGATCTTCTGGCGAAGCGGCAACGAGAATTACCGACGCTTGTTTCTCCTAAGACTGAACCAGCGCAAGGGTACGTTTTGGCGCTCATGGACATAACCGACCGTTTGAACGAACCGCGCAAGCATCTTGACCACGCACGAAAATTACAGAGTAGAGGACGATAAACAGCCTACCGTCTAACGGGGCAATCAAAGTAAGGGGCCGACCGGCAACGGGGCCAATGGTGGCACATGAAGAAAACATCACAAATGATTGCGATGGAGAAAGAAGCTGAAGAGGCAAGGAAGCTGCTTGAATTGGCGGCAAATCCTGAACCTCCCGCTAAGACTCCTGAAGAGGAATCAGAAGAAAAGCGTTTGGCAGAGGAAGAGACGGCAAGGATTGCGGCACTCCCTCCGGCTGATTCTACACCGACTGAAGTTGAAGCACTGAAAGCAGAGATTGCCGGTCTGAAGCGCATGGTTGCGGAAGGAAACGACCAGTCATGGCAGCAGAAATGGGCATCAGCAGACGGTTTGCTCAAGACTCAGGGTGCGGAGATTAAGACCCTCCGGGAAGAACTGGCTGCATTGAAAGCCAAGCCTGAACCTGTTATTCCTGAACCCGATGACGCCTACGAGATTGACGTTGCTGAAATCGGTGAAAAGGCCGCGAAACTGCGTAAAGCCGACCGCGACCGAATGAAGGCTCTGGAAACAGAAATTGCCGACATGAAAGAGAAAGTCACCGGTTCGACCGGCGAACTGGAAAAGGTTAAAGGCGAGACGGAAACGCTGAAAACGGTTGCGGCTCAAACAGCGGCGGAAAAGTATCATCAAACCGTCATTGCTGCCGTCCCTGACTGGACTCCGATGATGGGAACGGCTGGGAAAAAGTTTGCCGACCAGAATCCCAAAGTCACGGAGTTTTTACATCATTCCTACCGTGGCCGGTCGAATTGTGACGACCTCAACGATGCTTACAGGAAAGGCGACATTGAAACCGTCAAGCAGATTTGCGACGAAGCAAGGAAGTTTGCCGGACTCGAACTGAAACCGTCCGATCCACCGCTCGACCCGAAACCGAAACCTTCCGAGAAGGCCGAAGAGTATCTTGAACCGGGTAAAACCAGTTCCGGTACGAAAGACCCGACCAACAAGAAAGAAACCATCCTGGAAAGCGAATGGAACGCCTTCAACGACTCCATTGCTCGCAAGACTTTCCGGGGAACATTAACCGAAAGACTGGCTCTAAGCGAGAAGTACAAGACTGCGGCACTTGAAGGCCGCATTGCTTGGGGCCGCTAACCAAAAGGAGAAATCAGATGATTAAGTATATTCTCGCATTCCTGTCCGGGTGCCTCAATTTCGGGGCCATTATCCGTATGCCCCTCACCGTGTTCATGGGAACTGTCGATGCCGCTCCCGGCGCCCCTGTCGGCTACGAAAAGGCCATTGCGAACCTGTTTCAGAAAGAACTTATTCTGAAACACTACAGCACTTCGGTCATTTCGCAAATTACGAATACCAATGCCGACCGCTCCGGTATCAAGGAGATGGGCGATAAGGTCACTTTTGAACGTCTCCCCGATACTCAGATTCGGAAGTACCAGAAGGGTGGCGACATGATCATGGACCGGCAGAAGTCCACCTTTGTCGATCTGACCGTCAACCGCGCCAACTACTTCTACTTCGGTGAAGACGTTATCGACCTCAAGCAGTACACCATCGAGGGCAAGCTTGACAAGCAGGTTGAAGATGCCGACAAGAAGGTCAAGGAATACGTGGATGCCGAGTTTCTGGCTTCCGTCTATGCCGACGCTTCGACCCAGAACAAAGGCGCGACTGCCGGCGCCAAGTCGTCTCACTTCAACCTCGGCACGACTGGCGCTCCTGTCGGCGTGAGTAACACCAACATCGTCAAGAAGATTGCCGAACTCTCCGGCATCTGTCAGGAACAGAACATGGACAAGTCCGGTCGTTTCCTCGTCCTGCCGGCCATTTTCAAAGTCCTCATCAATCAGTCCGACCTCACCGATACCAGTATGTCCGGTAAGGATTCGGTCATGTTTGCCGACTACATGGGCAAGCTCCACGACTTCGACATATACACGTCGAACCTCTACACCGGGATCTCGGATACCGGCCAGACCTGCTACCCGATCATCTACGGCCACACCGACGCGACCTGCTACGTTGCCCAGCTTACCCAGATGGACTACTTCGAGAAGCTGGAAAGAACCGCTGGTCAGGCCATGAGAGGTCTGATGGTCTACGACTGGAAAGTCATTGATCCTCTCATGCTCGGCGTCTGGTACGCTTACGCTGTCTAATTAACAAGGGGAGGCTTGTCCTCCCCGTAACTCTTTGCGAAGGAGAAAATCATGGGAAATCGTGTACTTGGGGTTGGCATTCCGGCCCTCAAATCGAAAGAAGAGGGGAAGCTGATTGATGTTACCATCGACTTCTCCGTGAACGGTGTCGCGGCGGCTGATACTGAGTCTGTGGCACTTCCGGCGAACACCTACGCTACTGATGTTTTCTATCAGGTCGTGGCGGCTTCCACGGACGCTTCGACCCGTACTCTGGACATCGGAGATACCGCTGTCGGGGCAACGGCATGGGTAAGCAACCTGGATATGAAGACTGCCGGCGTCCTTACCCGGTCGGCGGGTACGGCGTATACCTACACTGCCGCCGATCAGCTTCTTATCTCCCATGACCACGCCCTGACTACCGGCAAACTCCGCGTCGTGGTCTACGGCAAACTGGTAGGTTAAGGGGGCAACAATGGGAAACTCTGTCAACATCAAAGGTGAACTCCTGACCCTGCTCGGTTCCAAGAACACTGACGGAATACTCGTCGTGGAATTGAACGAACTGAATCAGGTCCGGAGATGTGAAGGTGCGGCTGCTCCCTCTGCGAAAACCGGGTATGCAATGGGATGCGAATTTATCAATACCACTACTGGCGCCACTTACAGGAATACCGGCTCTGTAACTTCCTGTACGTTTGCGCTTCAAACCCCTCCCTCTTCCGGGTCTATTCCGTTGGCCGATCTTGATCTGACCGCTGGTTTTCCCGTAACCCTGGCGAACGCCACTACAAATACAGTTGTCAGGTCGATTGTCGGTCAGTGTAATGCTACCGGGACGGCAATTACCAGCGGCTATTCCGCTGTAGGCGTAAGAGGCGCCGTTACTCTCACCGGTACAACCGTAGGGAATGCTTATCTTTACGGTGCTCAAGGGAAGCTGACGACTTCTACCGGCACGTTCAATACCGGAAGTCAGGTATGGGCAACTGCTTTGCTCGGCCAAGTGGATTTAAGCGCAGCGACTACCTACACGGCAAACCTCGGGGCTATCTGTGCATTGTGGGCCGATTGCGGTTCTGCCGCTCACGCCAATGCAATTACCGCCGCACCGACATTCTTCGATGTGGTAGTTGTCGCCAACTCCATCTCCGGATTTAAGCCTCATTCCATGATCCGGGTCCAGGGCGACGGGACAAACTTCATGGCTCTTACCGCCTGGGATACTACGTCACATGCCGTAGACTGGATTGTGACAGGGGGAGATACTACCGCAGCCGCTCCGACCGCTCTCAAGGTTCTGGTAGGGGCAGATACCCGATACATCCGGCTTCATTCGGCACCGTAAGTAATCATGTAATCTTGGCGGGGGGGCAACCTCCCGCCTTTGCCCAACAGGAGGCTTTATGGAATTGACGGTACTGGAAAGATTGATGTTACTCAGTATCCTCCCGCAAGAGGGGGATTTCACGACTTTGAAAATCATTCGGAATCTGAAAGAAGAACTTTCGTTTTCCGAAGAAGAACATAAAAAGCTAAATTTCCGACAATTTGATGGAAAGATGGAGTGGGATTTGGCCGGCGACGAAAACAAAGACGTTGCCATTGGCGAAAAGGCAACTGATGTCATTGTCGCCTGCCTGAAAAAGATCAACGACGAAAAGAAGTTGAATGAGTCGCTTTTTTCGTTGTACGAGAAGTTTGTCGAATGTTAACAAGGAGGCTTTATCATGGGATTTGGAGATAGGTTCAAAAGGCAGAAGATGACATTCGCTTTTCCGGGTGACTCGGCAACGGTTGCCATATCCAAAAGAGCGAACGAAGATACGTGGGTCAAAGCGGGGTTTATAGACGTAAGTGCTTTGCCCAATACGGTCACAGCGACAGTCACGGTGGTAGATCCTGACGGCTACGTCTGGTATACCAGCGGGGCAATCACAGGTGGTACGGCTCAATCCGGCTCCAAGTTCGGGGATGACATTACCGCTGCCGAAAAAGGCGAGTTTCCCACGGCAACAGACTTCACCATTACCATGACGCTTTCCGGGGCGCTGGCGACTGCGAAAACCGCATACGTCGTACTCGGATATAAATTCTAGGGGGTTTTATGAAGTATCTCAAAAAGAAGAAGGTTCACGGACAGCCGGCAGACCCGACTATTTTCATTTACACCGACGCATTATTTGCCCGTGGCGACATGGAAATTGTCGATGACAACGTACCGGCCCAGCCCGAAGATGACGCTAAAGAGGAATTGAAAGCTGACAACGAGCGGTTGACCATCGAAAACGCGCAGTTGAAAGCGGAAATCGAAAGGCTCACCAAAGAGTTTGAACTGCTCAGTATTGGCGACCGGGATGACAAGATCAAGGCGGCAATCGCGCTCATTCCTGAAGATCAGTGGGGCAACGGTCCCGCTGGCAACTTCCCGAAAGTAGGAGACGTGAGCGAGAAGGCCGGTTTCAAAGTGACTGCGGCGGAAATCAAGGCTATCATCGAGGCAAACAATGACGGTAAAGGATCTCCTGAAAATAGTTAGGGCTCGTCTGCGGGACATCAAAGGGACCGATTCTCAGAAGTATTGGGCGGATTGGGAACTTATTGATGACTACAGTGAGGAAGCTCGTACCGACCTGTTTACGAGGGTTAAGGGTCTGGTCATTGACTCTTCGACGGCGAATGATGGCTCAGACCCTCCCTTGCCTATTTGCGTCATTCCTCTTGTTGCTGGTCAAGGGCTGTACCCGGTGAGTTCCAAAGTCATTGCCTTCAAGAGGGTCCAGACCAATACGGGACTGCGACCATTAAGACGCATGACGATGGCGGAACTTGACGCGCACAACCCGAACTGGCTTTCCCTTGACCCCGGAGAGCCTTATGCCTACTGTCCTGACTATCAGACGGACGCGCTTCTTCTTGTTCCTCCGCCTCAAGTTGACGGTACTGCGACAGCGACCGTAAGCAGGTATCCGCTTTCGCCTCTCACGTACACGTCTGATGCCACTCTTGGTTTCAGGGAAGAATATCACAAAGACCTTATCCCGAAGATTCTGGCTCTGGCTTTCGACAAGAAGGATGGGGAGATTTACAATCCTCAACTTTCCGCGACTTATGAAGCGAAATTTGCAGAGAGATGCGACAAAATAGCCATAGAGGTCTATCGGAAGAACAACGGGACGCATACCAATAGGTACAGGCCATAATGCCAGAAGTCACCTACACATTTCGAGGAATGGACAACGTAGACGACCCGGCCAACATTCCGAGTGATCCAAACAGCCGCGTTCCGTTATTCCACGAAGTAGCCTTACTCCGTAATGTAGACATGGACAATCAGGGAGGCGTGTCGCTTCGTTCGGGGCGGGAGTTGTCCGTCAATGCAGCCGGTCTGCATTCCGGTTGGAGCGATCCTTACCAAAAATCCAATGTCGCATTCTTTGTCAACGGGTCATTACTGAACCGGATCGAACCGGACGGGTCCATTACCACGATCAAGTACGACATGATCCCCGGTATTCAGGTTCATTATTGCCAGGTGAACGATGTCACAGCTTTTTCCAATGGTCAGCAATTCAGTATCATCGAGGATGGGGTGGTAACGCCGAATTTCTACCCGACAGCTCCCTATAAAGAACGAATGGTGGCCGGGAAGTTCCTGACCCTACTTAATGGACGTCTCTACTGTCTTGTTGATAATTACCAGGCCAAGCCGTGCGCTCTTGTCTGTTCGGACACCCTGGACGTTCCGGGCTGGCTGGAGAGTATGGATATAAGACAGAATATCGTTATCGAACTCGACGGCGACGGCACCATGGTCATGCCGATTGAAGCCGATAACGGCGGGGGGCTGTTTGTCAGCTCTACGCTTGAAACCTTTTTCCTGACCATGAAGGATGCGGTAGTCGACGGGGGTCTACAGACTCAGGTCAGTGTGGCACCATACGCAGCTATCCCCGGAACGGCTCTTCCGATCAAAGCCGAACTGTTGGGAATCAAGGGGCTACAAGGCAACTGCGTGATCTGGGCCTCGACTCGCGGGGTCTGTATCGGTGGGGCGGGGGGGTTCTTTATGAATCTCTCGGAAGGAAAAGTCTCTTACCCGGCAGGATCAAAAGGCACAGCGTTTCTCCGGGAGAAAAGGGGCTTGGTTCATTACGTCTTCGCTATTCAAGGTGCTGGCGATGCGTACAACGCTTACGAGACGGCGCTTTGAACCCCACTCTTGAGTTGGTCGGACCAGCAAGCGAGACGGCTATTGGTCTTGCTTTGGCGCTTTATCGGAAATTCGAGGAATCAGGGAAAGACCGAGATACCTCTGCATACGAAAACAGTCAGATGTTCTTTGAAATGGGAAGGATCAAAATTATTACCTCGTTCGGACGCTACGCCATATTTCAACGGGTGGCCTCTTCGGACGCTTTCATTTACGTTGCCTGGCTGGACGATGTTTCACCCTTGCTTCCGACTCCGGGGGGGTCGCAGATTACCCTTGGGACGGTCTACCCGGTATTCTTTGAACAGTTGATGGAATTATTCTACGACCGGCTCAAGTTATACGATGATGGTTCGTTCCTCGACCGGGAAGTCACTTTTGCAAACGCCATCCTTGCGACGGGGGGGGAATACCTGAAGTGGTGGACCGTTCGCCTCTGGCCCATTGACAATGACGCATGGGGAATAGTGGGATTTCAACTTCTTTTGGCGGACCATTCCACGGATTACACAGCTTTGAATTACGCCAAGATATTCATCCTGCCGGAAGATGCAACGACTGTAACGGAAACGGACATTGACGCGGGGAAGGTTATTCACATCACATACCGGGTTGTCCTACCTCCGATATATACCCACACCATCAGGGGAGCCGACGACGAAGGGGATAATGATAATCGTCTGGTCTATTACCACGATCCCACGACATTCACCGGAAACTTCTACGAAATGACCGTATCCGGGGGTACGTTATCTTTCACTCCTTATGGTCTACCCGATCTTCCATCCGGGTCGTTCACCGCAGGAACAATAGGAACTCCAGAGTATAAAGCCGATTGGTGGTATCGGTTAATCAGCTCCGAAAAAGCCTTAAACATATACGCGGCGGCAGTCAGGACAGATTTGATTCACTACTCCAATTATTCTCCCGATCCTCACACGGTCAGACTCCAAACGACAATGGATTGCAACGTCAAGAAGTACGACCGGGCAACAAAGACTTTGCAAGCAACATATAACCTAGTTCCGACTATGGTTGACCAGATTTTGCAGGGAGTAGGTTATCCCAACTATGGAGCGAACTGTAACGACACGCTGGGGAGAGTTGCCGCAGGGTGGGCGGATTTTATCTGTAGCCGGTTCGTGCCGGTAGGTGGGACGGTTCTGGTAGATGATGCCGGGGTTGAATATCCGATTCTACTGGCTATCGAGTTGACTCAGGACTGGATGGGTGGTGTCTATGGAGGTTACGGCAGCGAATCAGACCGGGCCTATTACCTTTCAGGTGGCACTCCAAGAGACTCTGCCTATCTCAGCGTTCTGGCGCAGCCGATAATACTCTGGCTTGGTGGCACGGCTTCAACCGGCATGTGGACATGGACAGGAGTTGACGCGGTAGGACTTCCGATCTCGTCCGCAGTAGCGGGGCAAACGATAGACAAGCAGCCTGGTGGCATGGCTTCTTGGGATACATGGATAGGCGATAGTAAAACTTTAATCGCCAAACTCAACCCTGGGATGACGAATTTCACCACAGCAGATACAGACCAGCAAATTATCCGGGTGCAGATAGCAGAAGGCATCCCGGTTGTCACGCTCTTGAAACGATCACCACTCACGGAAACGATATTCTTATCAGAAATTTAAAGGAGACACGCCATGCTTAAAATGTATTCCAATGTAGATTGTACTCTGGAAGTCCTGTTCGCTCAAGCCTTTGCCGGGACGGGAAGCGCCGTATCCTTCGCTCTGACCAACTTCATCGGGTCTGCCCTCGGCAGCGTCTACCTAGAAACCCAGACGACTCAGGCCGGTGTTACCTTCGCTTCGGGGGTCGGTTCGGGGTTCTCCGGACTTACCGTAAATGCCCTTATCGGCTTCCGAGTCATTCACAACGGAACGTTCCGGGGAACGGTTGTCAGCAATACCGCAACCACCATCACAATTTCGGATGTGACCTATACCTATGCAACCGCCTCAAGTTGCGTGGTGAGCAGTTACGTCAAGTTGACCTCCGGCACGGATTACAACATATCAGGCAACAATATTGTCCTGACGGGTTCCGCGCCTACTTCTACACAGATCGTTCACGGTATCCCTACTTCGACTCTGGGAGCCAACTTCGGGGGAACTGCCGGTTCAGTGAAGACCAGTCAAACATCTTTCTGGCTCAAGGCAACTCCGGGTTACACCTATGATACTCTTCAGGTGCAATGTCTTGACCATTCCCAGACTCAGGCGTCCCTGACTACAGCTTCAACCATTTTTGCTTCAGGGGTAGGTTCTGGGTTCTCAGGACTGGTGGCTGGGGCGCTTATCGGCAGGGCAGTTAATCATGGCGGGACATTCCGGGGTGTGATAACGGCCAACACCACCACGACCGTCACCATCTCGGATACAGGGTATACGAATGCGGTCGCCTCCGATTCAGTAGCCTACACCATCGGCTCTGCGATGTTCGCTCCCGACTCTTCCGGCTCTCCTGGAACTTACGCAAATGTTATCCATCCGTCAGCGATCACGGATGGTACGCCGGTAAGAATCTGGATGGAAGACACCGTAACCATTCCGGTTGCGGCCATGAACTACCCGAACCAGATTCCCTACGTTACCGGCATTGAATACTTGGCATAAGGGGCGTTTATGTCTAACATAATTGCAGTTCCTTCTGGGGTATCATCTGGTGGAGATTTGCTCGCAAGTTACTATAACCTCTACAAGAACTTTTATGAGTCCCAGAGTAAAGGAACCCACACTACTATCAAGACCGGGGATACATTTGCCAAGCTGATTGTTAAACCTGCGTCGGGTGGGGGCATCTCATTTCCCGGTAGCCCCTCTCCTACGCCGCCACAAACCATAGATGATACACCGTGGGTTCCACCCAAACCGAAACCTGCTCCTGTCCCAGATGCTCCAACAACCGACCCGACTACTGATACACAGGAAGTTGCTACATTTGAGGCTGTTGTACCGCCATCAGCACCCGCATATGGTGCGCTAAACACACTATCATCTTTGGGTAAGTGGGCAACCGTGGCCTCTAATGGCACTATACTTTGTACTGTAGATAGTGCTTCCTCACATGATTCTGACATCTCCGCAGATGGTGTTACATGGGAAAGCACATCTGGAAGTTTCCCCATTTCCTTCGCTATTGCTATGGCAGTTAAAGCAGGAACCTTTTGTGCTATTGCTGCTCATACGGACGCTGTGGCTACAGGAACTACCGGACTGGCTTGGACTTCCCACACCCTGCCTGTATCGGCAATGTGGGGAGACATAGCCGCTAATACTACAAGATTCTGTGTGGTAGCCCAGGGAGATACGGAGGGAAACCCTACAAACATATGTGTAGTGTCTTATGATGGGGTGACTTTTATTCAAAAGACATTACCGGCACTGGCTAACTGGTCTTTGGTATTGCCTACAGCAACAGGTTTTTGTGCCATAGGAACTCCAGACTACGGTGTCACATGGTATTCAGCGGTATCAATAAATCATGGTGACAGTTGGGAGTTGTCTGTGATCCCAGATTTGACTAGTGTAGGAACTTTAAATATGCGGGGGGCAGTCGGTGGTGGAGTAATGCTAATAGTATCCGCAGATGGATTAATCAGTGCCAAATCCTTGAACGGGGGGGTGTCTTGGTCCTTAAGAGTATCACCTATGGTGGCCTGGGGTTGTTATAAAGTGGCTTGGAATGGGACCATTTTTTACGCCATCCCTGCTGGATTCGATGACCCCACGCCATCATTTATAACCTCCAATGGAGATTCTTGGCAATTACATAAATTACCACCAAATATTGAATGGACAGGCATAGCTGCGCACAAAGGTAAATTTTGTGTTACTTCATCCTATGATGCGGTAGCCAATGCTGATAGTAATGCCAGTATCATGGTAGACGGTACAGAGCCTTATTTTGGCCTAGTAACAATAACTCCACAAGACATAGCGACCTTCAATGTACTTCATGCGGGAGAAGGAATTACTGCGGTATCAGGAGAGCCTACATTTCTGGTGGCAGGTTCTTTCGATGAACTGGTTAGTGCTCCGGTTCCGTTTGATACGGGCGGGTCGCTTGACGAACTTACCGCCCCTCCCCTGCCATTCCATACCGGAGGCAGCGATGTAGAGCATACCAGTGCTATAACACTGCCGGTTCCAAAAGTCTCTTCTGGCGGTTTAGTACAGCATTCCGGATTACCGTTCGTCCTTGGAGGGTAGATGCTTCTTATCTGTACGCCGACAATCGAAGCGGGTGGAGCCTTTATAGACACCTGCATTGTTCCCGTAGTGCTGGCTGGCGGGTCGCTTGAATCAAGAATGACACCATCAATCAAGCTCGGCGGAAGCATCATGGAAACGATCAACCCTCGCATAGTCGTTGGCGGGTCATTCCTTAACCGTACCGGCCTCGCAATAACGTCAGCGGGAAGTCTCACCGAACGGGTAGCGGTGGCGATCTCCATCGGGGGGAGTCTGATAATCAGCCTTACTCCTGCCGCCGCCCTTGCTGCAATTTACAACGCTTTTATCATGAATACCAAAACCCTTGGCATGGGAGAATACACCGAGTTTCCCTTTACTTCACTGTTTAACCATCCCCTCGGACCTTTGGGTATCACCTTAACAGGATTGTTTCTCCTGACCGGGAAGACTGACAACGGGGTCAATATCGACGCAGAAATTTTGACCGGCATTTCAGACCTAGGAACGAAACAGCGCAAACTATTTCCTGATGCTTATCTTGAAATAAGGGGTGGAGTAGTAGAATTAGCCACTATCCTTTGCGAAGATGTTGACGGAGAGATAGCTTACGAAGCGGATTTCAGCGACGAACCTCATCTCAAGATGCAACGGATTTCTCCTCTGGCCGGCGGGGTTGATGGAACGCATATCCAGTTGAGATTCAGAAATATCGACGGTTCTGACTTCGATTTACAGAGTATCAGGATGCCGTACATTGAAAAAACCAGAGTCAGAGGAGGCCGGTAATGTCCACAGTCGAAGACATCCAAACTGATACCACAACCGCGATAGGCACCTACCGGGACGATCTTGTAGCGAAGCTGACGGCGCTCGCCACCTTCAGACCCGCAATATATACAGCTACCAGTCAACCGTTGCCGCCCCTGGATTCCATAGACGGTATCAAGGCGGGGAGCTTTAAATCGCTCGAACGGACTACCGTACCAACGGCCTCATTGGTCGTAAAAACCTCCATCCCGACTCCTGTTAAGATAAAATCTTCATCTGTTGTACTGACTGAACCGCAGCCATACACCCCTTTATCGGGAGAGTCGGCGCCGCAATATACCAGTCCGGTATTGGACGAGACAAGTCCGTCATTCACCGTTCCGGCTGAGTTCACCAGACTAGCCGAAAAAATCCAAACCATGATCGAAACGGGGGGAGACAATATCAGTCCGACCGTTCAGACCGCAGTATTTGAACAGGGTTACGAACGCGACAAGCAAACATTCCAAGATGCCCTTGACTTGACCGGAGCGAAGACCGGGGCGAAGGGCGCACGGTATGCCAACTCCATGACCAAGGCACTACAGAAGGAAGTCACGACCGCCTACATTAACCAGAAATTCGATATGTCCCGCAAGATCATTGAGGTCATGGCTAATTTCGCGCAAGAGAACATCAAGGCGGCGATGTCTACCGGGGCAAGCGTGGCTTCGTCAATAGCCTCCATCTTCAATCAGTCGATGCAAATTCTAAACGACATGAAACGGTTATCACTGGAAAAGTACAAGTCTGACATCATGGCGAACGCTCAGATATTCGAGGGGCTCTTGAAACGACAGCTTCTTGATCTTGGCGTACAAAAAGATAATCAGGACTTGCAGAGAGGGTTCGTTTCTGCACAAAGGGAGCAACTAGCCCTAGAAAGCAAAAAGAATATCGACGAAGCGGATGCCACTAACCGCACCGAACTTCTCCGCGCTGAAACCGATAGTCGGACAAACCTTTTGACTGCCGAAGTAGACAATAGAATGAAAGCTCTTGGTTTTGGTCAAAGCTTGCAGGCGAATACCGCAGAGTTTGAAGCGGTAAATAAACTGGTCACGCTCCAAGTGGAAGTCGATAAACTGATTCAGCACTTAAAAATAGAAAAGAACGAACAGATTATCAGGGCTTTCGGCGCATTCGTGCAGCAGACCGAAGCGACGCAACGAATCAACCTTTCTGACATTCAAGGCCAGAATACTATCGTTGCGGGTATGCTTGAGCATGTCGCCAATGGTTATTCGGAGATCATGAAGTCGCTCGGGATGCAGGGCGTGACTATAAAGACCGTGAAGACGACTGCGTAACATTAATTTCTTTGCAAGTGAGTGCTATTTAACGTATAAATTGTTTTAGCGAGGTTCCCATGAATAACATTGATGATCTTGTCAGAAATTCCCTTGAGTCTTACAGCCGAAAGCTGATGGCGGCTCCATTGGCTATGGGTATGCCGCAACGTCAAGGCTTTGCTCAAGGCGGCACTCCGGGGGGCGTTTTACCGGGTCCGGTCAATCCGGGCGGTGGGGATAATATGACCGCTCCGGTGCAAAGCGGGGAATACATCATTCCGGTGGACGCGATCATCGCCAAAGGGCGGGAACTGGCGCCGGGAAGTCAGCTTTCAGACGAAGACGCTCATTCTATAGGAAAGCTCTTTTTCGATCAGGAAACGACCAAACTCAAGCAGTCAGCGGGTAATCCGGTTCCTCCCAGAAATGCCGGGGTGCAAGTCGGTATGCCTCAAGGCTTTGCAGAAGGGGGCATGTCGCTGAATGACCAAGCGACCGCGCCTATTGGCATTCCTCCTGTTGTTCAGCCTACCGCTCCTCCGACTCCGACCGCTGTTCAACCCGGTATTGGCTCCGGTTTATTCCTCGGTGCTCCGGGAACTCCTACCGTTCAATCCCCTCCAAGGCCGGGATACGATGAAGGCGGTCTGGTGGTTGACGACAAGATAGACAGGCCGGAAAACAGATTTGAGCCTGCCATTGGTATGCCTTCGATTCCTTCTTCCGAATCCATGAGGACGGGCGGGATTGACAACCTGACTCCTGCGCCTGTTCCGAAAGCTCCGGTAACTCACGATATTGCCGACCCGAATCATCTTGCGAACGCCGACAATACCCGCGCAATAGCCATTCAACAGGCGGCGGGTGGTCAAGGTAACGTCCCGGCTGAAATGCTGCCGACTCAGTTACAGCCGAACAGCCCATTGAATCCGGCGAACCATCCATCGGCAGGCGTTGGCGCTCCCGGCATCGGTCTGGGTGGAAACAAGGGAATTACCTTGACTCCTTCGACAACCGACATGTCAACGAATCCCGATGGGTCTTTCAAGATGCCTCACGCGCCCCCTGCTCCGGGTACTGGAATTATGCAGGTAGAAGGTCAGAAAGCGATGGACGTTGGCAATATGGGGCCGACGCAAGGGGTAGGCGGAGTTGGTGGGATAGATGTTAAAACAGGTATGCCTCAAGGCATGAGCAAGAATCCTATTGGTTACACTCCTGAAGGGGCCGCAGTTTATATGTTGGGTGGCAAAAAAGTTCATCAAGGCGTGAATGGATGGGAGGAAACTCCGGTTGGTACAAAAGTTGGCAAGATTGGCATATTAAAGGAAGGTGTAATTTCACAGCTCACCCCTGAAGCAAAACGTGACATGGCATTACAGTATGCTAAAACGGGTCAAATGCCGCCTTTAGGCATGGGGGCTTCCGCCGTAGCCGACCGTGACGCTATTTACAACGAATGGTCGTCTATCTTGAGGAACAAAGGAACATCCATTGATGACCTAGCCGAACATCAAGCAGTACTCAAAGCCAGCAAAACCGCGCTGACAAATGATACCAAGCAGTACGATTTGATGCGTAAAGCTGAATTACAGGCGGCGGGTGCAGCAAAATTACTTCGTGAATCATCCAAGAATTATGACCGGACGGGAATAAGGTTTGTCAACAGCATGGAAGCATTAGCGAAAAATGCCACAACTGACCCGAAACTCGCTGACTTACAAATGAAACTTCTTTCGTTCTCGCGTGAATATTATAAAGTTACGACAAACGCTTATGCTTCGGCAACGGAACTGTCTGTAGGGGCGCAAGCTCAAGCGGATAAATTATTGAGTACGTCAGACAGTTATGCATCACTTGAAGCTAAAATCAAGGCGGCGGAGCAAGAAATGGCAAATACTGGCAAGACGTTTAGTCAGACCATTACGGATAGGAAAAAGGAAATACATGATACAGGCTCTCCTGCTTCTCCTCCTCCTGACTCTCCTGTCGGTATGCCTCAAGGTAATGACAAGGTATCTGTTGCCGCTCACCGGATTAAGAGCGACTTGGGGAATGGATTTAACCGTGAACAGATTTACCATGCACTTAGAGACAATGGACATTCCAAAGAAGAAGCTGAAGCGGCATTCAGAATTGCCGATGGGGGCAAGTAATGGGTGAATTTGACCAGTACGAGGCTAAGAGACAACCAAGCCCTGCTGCAAATGAATTTGACCAATATGAATCAAAAAGGACGGCTCCGATTGGAATGCCTATGCTGGCGTCTCATACTCCCGGTGAAGCGGCAGGGGCGATACCGGAAAAGTCTTACCTTCAGCGCGTAGTCGACCCTGAGAATATGAAGGCGTTTGCTCAAAAGGTTGGTAGACCGGTGGCGGTTGCTACGGGTGCGACTCTGGGCGGATTAACAGGGTTTGCCGCTCCCGTTCCCGGAGGTCTGGCGGCGGGTGCAATGCTCGGCGGTGGTATGGGTAAAATTGCGGCAGATACCGTCTTAGGACCGGAAGAGCCGAAAGCGCCCCGCGTGGCGGAAACTACCGGACAAGGCATTATCCCGAATATCGTTGAAGGGATCAGTAATATTCCCCGGAGTGCGGTTGAAACCACTTATGGCGCTCTTGGCTCAATGGGCGACTTGACGCAAGCGACATTCAATCCCGGTGGCGGTGAAGAAACCATTCAAGGCGTTAAACAGATGGTTAAGAATCTGGGCAGCGGCAATGAATGGATAACCAACCCTGCCGGGAATGCCTTGACTACTGCCATGATTGTTGATCCGGCATTGAAAGTGGCAAAAGGAGTTAATTCTAAAGTAGGTTTAAAAGCGTTGCCTGATGTTGCCGCTCAAAGCGAACGATTCAAGGTGCCGGTAACAAGTGGAGAGTTGACCGGTCAACCGCGATTGCAAGCCGTCGAGACTTTAAATGAGAAAGTTCCTTTTTCCGGCATGACTTCATTCAGAGAAACTCAACATGCGGCGGCAAAGGATGCGGCCACTAATCATTTCTCTCAATACGTGGTGGAACCCGCAGCCGATAGCACGGCGGCAATGAAGATTTCTAATGACAATTATTTGGATGGACTGTATGAGAAAGTAAAAACCAACACGGAGGAACTACCGCGCGGGGAAGCTCCGGAAGTCAAGAAGGTTGCAACCGAACTGCTTGACCGTTATCCAACCGTTTTTGAAAGCATCCAAGACAATCATATCAAGAAGATACTCCAAGATATCAAAAATGACACAGTAGACCAGACATCAACCGCCGGGGTTGATACTGGCGTTGTTGATGCGGCAGGTAATCCTGTTGTCCAAAGTGTTTCGACAAAAGCCGCTCCCGATTTCAGCTTTGACGACTTGTGGACGCTCCGCAAGGGGATAGGTAAAGAAATAGGCGACGCCAAAACCAACACGGCACGTGGGCAACTCAACTCATTATATTCAGCCGTGTCCGATGATATTGATGCCGTTCTGTCGCAAGGCGGAGATAAATCAGTCAGAGACTTCCGTGCTGCAAATGATGCTTTCAAGCAATACAGCGTCAAATTCGATGCCATGAGGGAAGCATACGACAAGGCTATGGGAACGACCGGGGCCGGAGAAATGTTCAGTCCGAAGAAGTATTCAACCGCGTTAAAAAACCTTGCACAAGACCCGAAGTACAAGAAGAATGTGAAATGGTCGTCCGAAGAAATAGACAACATGACCGGACTTGCGAATATCATGCAGGTGGTGAAACGCGCGGGGCAATTCAAAGAGAACCCTCCCACAGGCAACCGCCTTGCCGATGTTTTAGGCGTAGCCGCATTGACTAAGTTGCCCACCCTTCCGCTTGCATGGACAACAACTTTTCTTACCACCACCAAGGCAGGAAAAGCACTGGTGACGCGAGCGGCTAACGCCAACCCTGAAGGCAGGGGAATGGCTAACATTGTCAATTCCATTGTCCAAAACGCACAAAAGACTATCAAAGACGAGCGCGGCCTTGTCGGGACGGATATTGGCAAAGAATCAGTGAAATATTCGCAGGGGGAAAATGATGGCAAAACAGCTAACGTTAGAAGTCCAGACGGTATCAGACCTAATGGAGATATTGAAGCACCAGCAGTCGATAATGGACTTGTGCCTGGAGATGGCGGGCGAGGGGTGGCAAACCCTTTACGGGAAAATCAGGGAGACATGGCCGCAGGTAAAAATTCAGGGGAGGGAGGATCTTTGCGAACCGCTTCGCCCGAGGTTTTGCACGACTATGCATCTAAGGCAGTCAACGGACTCCGGGATGCTATTGAGCGAACAAACAATAGCAAGTTGGATGAGCGATCCTTTGGACCAGACTTCAGTAGAGACACCACCGGTATCGACAAAATAGCCGGAGTCTTTGGTAAAAAAGTTGTATTCGTGAAAGGTGAATCGGTTAAGTTTGAGGGTGCGGTTGACAGGGCGCAACCCGATGTAATTTTCATAAAATCAGGGACTTTCGAACCACATTTGGCTATCGTTGGACATGAATTATTCCATCACATGGTACAAGATATGCCAGACGTTGCGGGAGATTTTGCGGAAGCTATAGGTCCGTATGTCAAAGGATTTGGCGAATATAAACGCAACCATCCGGGGGGCGGCGACACGAATGCCCTTGCAGAAGAATTCAGTGCAGATTTAATGGGCAACCAATTCACCACGCGAAAATTCTGGGATGAACTGTCCAGTAAAAGTCCTTCTACCTTTGAAAGAGTAGTTGAATATATCAGCAATTTCATAGAATCTGTGCAAACTGAATATCACAATGCCATCGGTATTGGTAAAACATCGGCAAAACACATAACGGACTTGGATAAAGTCCGGGATGCCGCAGTTCGCGCATACAATGCGTATGCCCGGAAGCAAGGTATTGCCGAAGCCCAAAAAGTTACCGACGCCAATGGCATCAAATATACTTTTCCGTCTACCGGCTACGCCGAAGGCGGCATGGTAGATTACGACATGGCAGGATACCAAGAGAAACATGGTCAACCTGTCATGCGAACACCCGGCCAGCATTTCAGCGACGAGTTCAAATATCCGAATCATATGACGTTCAGCGACCAAAGCAAGTATTCGACTCCTGAACAACAGGGGGGAAGGTGGGCGCAGTTGCCGGGTTCAGGTATTCCGGGTAACATCGGGTCTGACCAATGGCATTTCTACGCTTCCCCGTTCAATGTGAAACAGCATGGGGCTGAGAAGTTACAGCAATATTTCAAAGAGAAAGAGCCGGGGAATGTCTTGCATCTGCCAAACGATCAAGGGGGATATGAAGAAGGCGGCATGGTATCTGACACCCTGCGCCCCTCCATCAAGTTCCAAGGCAAGCAGATAGACGGAACACTCGATCAGCATCACGACGACATTCTGGCGGCAAACAAAATAGGTTCCAAGCAAAAGCACGAAAGGGGCTTTGTCGCAGATAACAAATTCATGTCACGGGAAGAGGCCAGCGCGTACATGAAAGATCAGGGGTATCAAGAGGTTCCTGATTCCCTTCATACTCAACAGCTACGCGAATTACTCAAGAAAGGGAAAACTGATGATTCACAACAGGGAAGCGCGAAAGAAACCAAAAAGAAGGTTGACCGGAGAAAAGCCCGAAAGGAGTTGATGAGTGAATCTTAAAGACAAGCATATTGTCGTGGTAGATACCGGGTTGGCGCTGTCGATCACTCAGGTCTTGGCGCGATCTTTCGGTAAAGTCTCCTACTATCTGCCGAACGATGAAAGCTATCCCTGCTCGGACAAGGACGAAATTGGGACGGGTATCAACGGAGTCACCCGAATATATGAGCTGTTCGACTGTATCCATCTTGACCCGAAAGACCGCACTGTAGATTGTTTTTTCTTTCCCGATATTGGCTTTTCCGGCTTACAGGAACATTTGATTGACCTCGGCTATCCGGTCGCCGGTTCTCTCTGTTCAGACCTGATGGAATTAGACAAAGAGAAATTTTACAAGACCTTGGCGAAGGCCGGACTGCCCGTGGCACCAACTGTGACTATTATCGGCACAGAAAAGCTTTATGCCTACTTGAAAACTCACAAGAACGTTGTGGTGAAAATAAGCAAGCATCGGGGCATGACTGAGACGCGGAAGGTCCTCGACTTGAACGACGCTGAACCGTGGCTTGACGATCTGGAATGCAAATTAGGGCGCCGGAAAATGACGCAAAAGTTCATCGTTCAGGATATGATCGAATCCGACTGTGAAATAGGTATGGATTCTCTTTGTCTTGATGGTGAGCATCCCGAAAACTCCATGATTGGAATTGAAGCGAAAGACTCCGGGTATTTCGGTGCTGTAGTCAAAGAGTTTCCGCCAATAATGCAGAACATCAATGATGCGATGAAGCCTACCTTTGCCAGACTCGGATTCAGGGGCTTTCACTCAAACGAGATCCGCATTACGGAAAAGGGTGAGGCGTATTCGATTGACGATACCTGCCGGCAACCATCTCCTCCAGGTGAACTCTTCCCTGAAATGTATAAAGATTTCTCCCAAGCGATATGGGACTTGGCTCACGATAAAATGCCAGCATTAAATCCTGTCGCCAAGTATGGCGCCGAATTGATTCTGACAAGTGAGTGGTACGGGAAAGGCCACTGGCTGAAAGTCTCTTATCCTGAAGAAATAGCGCAATTCGTCAAGCTCAAGAACTTCTGTAAAAAAGACGGTGATTACTGGATTGTGCCGAACGATAACGATAATTATATCGGTGCTGTAGTCGCTACAGGCGATAACCCCGACAAAGTTATGGCGCAATGCCTTGAATATGCCGGCCAAGTGAAAGGGTACAAGGTCACATTTAACGACAGCGCCTTTTGTGAAGTGTCAGAGGCGTGTAAAGCGGCAGAGAAACATGGGGTAAAAATACTGTGACATGCCCCGAACCGATATTTGAAGATGATGAATATGAAATGCCGAATTATCCACTGCAAGATGAAGATGGCAGCGACCGGGCTTTTTGTGATTAATCCTTGACTTTTACTAACTTGTAGAATAAATATCAGTCTACTGTAACACCACGACAAAAGGGAGGATTTATCATGCCGAAAAAAGGAGTAGCACCGAAAGGGAAGCCGGGTAAAGGGATGCCGATGAAAGGTATGCCCCCGATGAAAGCAGGCAAGAAGTAAAATAAGTCGGTACGTTTTAACCGCCTTAATTGGTGTAATTAAAGCCCCACTTTTCAGCATATCGCTGTCTAGTGGGGCTTTTTTATTGGAGGTCACATGGAATCAGAAAACTTGCTGATTGTGAATGATACCTTCTTGATCGACTGTTGCGATGACCGCAAAAAGGCTTTTATTGCCGATGGCGATAAAGTAGAAGAATTGATTCACGCGGAAAACTTACCGAAAACTCTCAGGCATTGCCCAAAACATCTTGGCTGTATTCAAGCCGTGGTGAGGAAATAACGTGTCCACCGAAGCTATTATATTTTTCACAACCAAAAAGGAGAAAGTCATGGCATGGACATTAAAGAATGTTGAAGTACCAGAAGTGACAGCAGAAACCATTAGTGTACAGGTGGGTCAGAATGGTTACACATACATCATCGGTGAACTTACCGACATGGTAACAGGGAATTACGATGCCATGCAGCCCCTTAAATGTTTGCTCGCCAGCCGTCTTGCCGCATTCGGTGTGGCGCTTACCGACCAGATCGGAATCAAGGAAGCTATCGAGTCGGCCCCTTTCGATCTGCCGGGGTA